ATCTCTGGTTTGGGTAGTGACGTAGCAACGGCCCTAGCGGTCAATGTAGGCACTTCTGGCGCGTTTGTGGTTAATGGTGGTGCCTTGGGTACCCCTAGCTCGGGAACGGTTACCAATCTCACGGGAACGGCCTCTATCAACATCAATGGAACGGTAGGCGCGACCACCGCTAATACGGGTAGGTTCACGACCCTTGAGGCTACGGGTGTTACCACCGTCTCCGCTGGCACCGTTTCGGCCCCAGCGATCACCACGACTGGCGACACCAACACGGGCATCTTTTTCCCGGCGGCTGACAACATGGCTTTTACGGAAGGTGGCGTAGAAGTCTTCCGTATTGAGTCCAATGGACGGATGGGTGTTGGACAAGCCTCCCCGGCAAGCAAGTTTGACCTGTCTGGCAACTACGCATCCAACATCACGGCTATGGCCGCCTTGGATGTAGACTGCTCAACGGCCAACTACTTCACCAAGACCATCAACGGGGCTTCGACGTTCACGTTCAGTAATCCCCCTGCAAGCCGTTCATTTGCGTTTGCGCTTGAACTCACTCATACTTCCGGCACCATCACTTGGCCGACCTCTGTGAAGTGGCCCAAGGACACGGCACCAACCCTAACCACGGGTAAAACCCACATCTTTATTTTTGTCACCGACGACGGCGGTACACGCTGGCGCGGAGCTTCCCTTGTAGACTACGTTAACTAATTATGGACCCGAACGTTATCAAACTTGCGATGGGTGCTGCTGGTGTTAGCGAAGGCCCGCAGTTATATGCTTGGGGCCAAAACAATCTAGGTCAACTTGGACTTGGCAATACAACTAATCGTTCTTCGCCAGTTCAAGTTGGATCGCTATCAACTTGGTCTACTCCATTTGCGGCTGGATACCATTCAGTTGCTACCGATACATCTGGAAAAGCATTTTCTTTTGGATCTAATAATCGCGGACAACTTGGTTTAGGAAATACAATCGATAGATCATCTCCTGTCCAAATTGGTGCCTTAACAAACTGGTCTAAGTTTGGCGGTGGATTTTCTTTTAGACTAGCTGTAAAAACAGATGGAACTTTGTGGTCTTGGGGTTATAATGGATATGGTGAACTTGGAGACGGGACTGCTCCAATTTCTCAAAAATCATCACCAGCCCAAGTTGGCGCATCTACTGATTGGGCTTCTGTTTCTACCGGAACAAATGTCGTTCACAGTTTAGCTGTCAAAACCGGAGGAACACTTTGGGCTTTCGGAGACAATAATTTTGGTGAACTTGGCCTTGGAGATACAACTGACAGAAGTTCTCCAACACAAGTTGGTGCTTTAACTAATTGGTCTAAAGTTACAACTGGAAGAAAAAATTCTGCTGCTGTAAAAACAAATGGTACGCTTTGGTGCTGGGGCAGAAATAATTACGGCCAAATTGGTGACGGAACGCTAACTGATAGGTCGTCTCCTGTTCAGATTGGAGCTGGAACAAATTGGAGTTCTGTTTCTGGCGGATTTTACTTTACTGTTGCCGTAAAAACAGACGGCACATTATGGTCTTGGGGCAGAAATACTGTTGGACAACTCGGACTTGGAAATACTACCAACTACAGTAGTCCAAAGCAAATTGGCGCTGGAACTAGCTGGAGTTCGGCTATTTGTGGAGCAAGCCATATGGTTGCTTTGAAAACAGATGGCACTATTTGGGGCTGGGGGTCAAATAGTTTTGGGCAGCTTGGCCTTGGAGACACAACCAATAGATCATCTCCTGTGCAAATTGGAAGTGTTTCCACTTGGCAAAACATAGTTTGTGGTAGCAACTTTACACTTGCTACAAGGCTTTAGTGTTTAAGATAAAAGTCTTTACCTTACGGTAGAGGCTGTTACAAAGGCCAAGTGAATAACAACTTGACCAAGAAGTTGCACTTCTTGTCTGGCCTTCCGCGCTCTGGCTCAACGGTGCTTGCGGCAATTATTAACCAGAATCCGCAAACACACGTTTCAACCACCTCTGGTCTTGGTGCTGCACTTGATGCGTTAGCAACAACGTGGCACCGTGAACCCCTACTGGAAAAGAATGACTTAAATCGTAAGAAGCTGGCAAACGCCATGCGCGGTCTAATTCATGGCTACTATGACGAGATTACGCCTAAGCCCATTGTCATTGACAAGGCGCGTAATTGGCCGCTTCCGGTAGTTGTGTCCTCAATGGCTCAAGTGCTTGGTCACAAGCCACGCATCATTGCCACGGTTCGTAGTGTTCCAGACTGCATGGCTTCGTTTGTCCGTGTAGCCAAGCCAACGGATCTAGACGAGTTTATTCAAAAGTCGGGACTAACTGCACACCTCAAGTCGTCATACCAAGTATTGCAGGCTGGTTATCAAGCTGACCCAGAATGCTTCTTGTTTGTAGAGTACGAAGACCTTCTTTCCGATCCGCGCACTCAGCTCAAACGCATCCATGACTTCCTTGGTCTTGATCCGTTTGAGTACGATCTAGAGCGCATCGATGGCTCTACTGTCAAGGAGGACGACGAGGGAATTCACGGCGTAGCTGGCCTACACGACATTAAGCCCAAGCTGGCTAGGCAGCACAATGAATCGGCCAAGGATGTTCTCGGCTACCACTACGGGCAATTTTGCCAGCCTGAGTTCTGGCTTTCCAAGCCGCGCACTATTGTTCCTTTAGACGATCTCGATCTACAGCTTGCAGCCTCTACAATGGGCAACTTTGAGGAAGGTAAGCGCATTGCTGAAAAGCTCAAGGTAGAGCGTCATAATGACCACCGCGCAGCTTATAACCGTGGCTGGTATGAACTGCGTGATGGCAACATTGAGGAAGGCTACAAACTCCTTCATCGTGGGCGCAAGGTAGGTGTATTTGGCAATAGCCAGCCGAATAGTCCGCAGCCTGAGTGGAATGGTAGCAGCGGCCACACCATCCTACTTCAGTTGGAGGGCGGACTTGGAGACCAGCTTCACCAGCTACGCTACACCCGCAATCTGCGGTCAAACGGTTACAGTCCTATTGTTAGCTGCTCTGGTGAGCTAGTGCCATTTATCGCCTCTACAGAACTAGCTGATGCCGTAGTGCAACATGGCGCGGAATATGGGGTATTCCACGACTATTGGATATCTGGAATGTCTAGCCCTATGTACCTCGGGCTAAACCGTAGGTCCATCCAAGGAGACGCATACATCAACACCGACTTTACTGTTCCTAATAAGAAGCTACGGGTAGGGCTTCGTTGGTCGGGCAACAAGACCTTTGAGGCCCAACACCATAAGCTCTTTCCGGCCCAGTTGTTCTTTGATGCCGTTAAGCGGGACGACGTAGAGTTCATCTCCCTCCAGCGAGATGCCGATCTAGAGTTCAAGCCAAACTGGGTGGAAGACGTACCCCTGCAAACGTGGCATGACACCCATAAGGCAGTTAGCTCCTGTGACCTTGTAATTAGTAGCTGTACGTCCGTAAGCCACCTATCCGCAGCAATGGGTATCCCCACTTGGGTTGTCATTCCAATTATGGGGTATTATCTGTATGCCGAACCCGGCAATAAGACGCCCTATTACAACTCCATGCGGTTGTTCCGCCAACAGAAGTATGGCGACTGGACCCACCCCTTTGAAGAAATTAAGAGCCTAAACTATTCCCATGAACTACTGCTTCGTTGAAAACGGCGTTATTGCCGACGGCCCCCGTGGACTTCCCCGTTCATGGCGTAATATCTCTGGCCTCGACCAGATGGATGATGATGGGCTTCGAGAGCTTGGTTGGCTTCCTGTCCGCCTTGAGGAGGGCGATGTGCAGGAGAAGTTTGTCGGTTCTATTTTTGCTATTCTGCCAAGCGAGGTGGTAGAGACTAAGCTCTGGCGTTCGTATACCCCCGAAGAGCAGGCCGAGATTGATAGGCAAAAGGCTAAACAAGTCCGCTCTGAGCGTAATACCAAGCTAACTGAGTGCGATTGGACCCAGCTTAACGACACGCCGCTGGATAACGCCGCCAAGATTCAATGGACGGCTTACCGTCAGGCTCTGCGCGATGTTCCCTCTCAGGCAGGATTCCCGCATAATGTAGTTTGGCCCACAAAGCCTTGATATACTAAGTCATGGCTCAAATTCAAAAAGGCACCACCTACGGGACGACCTCGCCGTCGAACCTAGTTACTTCGACCAATCTCAAC